GCACCGACCGGGAACACAACGCCACCGTGCACCGATCAAAGGAAACCATCATGGCCGACACCAAGCCCACCACCGACGCCCCCGTCGAGACCGTCACCGAGACCGCCGCCAAGCCCGAGCGCAAGGGCGTCCAGCTCTCCACCATCGTCCACGACAAGGACCTCGTCGACCAGCTCAACTTCATCAAGCGCGCCCGCGACCTCGCGAACACGTCGGAGATCGTCCGCGAGGCCGTCACCGAGTACGCCGTGAACCACGCCGACGAGGCCACGAAGTACAAGGAGTTCTTCGGCATCAAGGGCTGATCCGCCCGGCCTCCAAATCCAGTCAAGCCACCCAAGACGTGGCATCAGAAATGAACGTGTGAGGGCAGCGCGAGGTGCATACCTTGACTGGTACTCGTGCTAGCATGATGGGCGCAACCCACCTTGCCCGTTCGCCTGGTGCCCGAAACAGAGAACGGTCCCACACCTCGTGTGGGGCCGTTCTCGCATATCACACGAAAGTAGGAACCCATGGGCCTCTTCCATAACGCCCTCGGAGGTCTGGACGACTTCCCCGACCTGAACCTCCCGGAGGGGTTCGGCGAAACCATCACCGGCGCGTACGACGCTGATCTCGCCGAGTCCAGTTCGTCCGCCATGGCCAAGATCACGGCCATCCAGCAGGAGCTCGAAGCATCCAACGCCCTCGTGCAGGAACTCAAGGTGCAGAACTTCGACCTGCTCATGCAGATCGGCGCGGACACCGGCGAGGGCGGTGGTGACGGTGGCGAGGCCGAGCGCCCCGGACCGGCCGAGACCGACGCCGATCTCCCCGACACCATCGACGGCCTCTTCGAGGAAGTCGACCCCGACGACAAGGACGGTAACTAAGACATGCCTACCAAGCCCACCACCCGATTCCGCTCGCGACTCCACAACGCCGCGTTCCTCAACGCCATCCGCAACCAGGCGTCGCACCCCTACCAGGAGCGCATCCCCGTCGCCACCAAGGCGTCCGCCAAGGCCACGGCGAACATGATCCTCGACTACAAGCCTGCACTGAACGAGGCCATCGACGCGCTGGTCAACGTCATCGGCCTCCAGAAGTTCGCGTCGGACACGTTCTTCGAGAACCCGCTGTCCAAGTTCATCCAGGGTTCGCTGGAGAACGGCGACACCGTGGAGGAGATCGGCCTCGGCCTCCTCAACGCCTACACGTTCAACGCCCGTGAGGACGTCGGCGAAAAGGAACTCTTCGGGCAGGAGGACGTGGAGGCGCAGACGTCCTTCCACCGCATCAACCGCCAGGAGAAGTACAAGGTCACCATCCAGCGTCCCATGCTCAAGCGGGCCTTCCAGTCCGACTACGGCATCGGCGAACTGGTGACGCGTCTCATGGAACTCCCCCAGAAGTCGAACCAGTGGGACGAGTTCATCCAGATGGCGAACCTGTTCAACATCTACGAGGCGAACGACGGGTTCTTCCGCGTCCACGTCCCGGACGTCATGGCCGAGGACTCGACCGAGGCCGACGCGAAGCTCGCACTCCGCGCCATGCGTCAGATGGCGGACACGCTCCCGTTCCCGTCGCGCCACTACAACGCGGCCGGACTCCCGTCGTCCACCACGCCCGATCAGCTGGAACTCTTCATCACGCCGGAGGCGAACTCGGCGATCGACGTGAACGGCCTCGCGGCCGCGTTCAACATCGAGCGGGCGCAGTTCTCCGGTCGTCAGACGATCATCCCCAAGGAGTACTTCCCCGAGGGTGTCGTCGCCATCCTCACCACCCGGGAGTTCTTCCAGGTGTACAACGTCCTCATGGAGTCCACCTCCATGCAGAACCCCGGCGGCCTGTACGACAACTACTGGCTCCACGTGCACCAGGTCATCTCCATGTCGCGGTTCGTCCCCGCGGTCGCGTTCACCACCGGACCCGGTACCGTCATCGACGACACCCCGTTCACGGTCGATTCCGTCAACGCCCTCCGGGTCCACAACAACGACGGCGACCTCCTCGCGGAGGGCACCGAACTGGCGCGCGGGCAGTTCTACCACGTCCGAACGGAGGCCGTCACCACCCCGGCCGACAAGGCCGCGGCGGTCGTGTACAAGGTCTCGGGCTTCGAGTCCGTGCATTCGTTCATCGACCAGAACGGAACCATGTTCCCGTCGCTCTCGGAGACCGGCGACGAGATCATCGTCACCGCGACCTCCACCGTGGACGACACGAAGTCCGCCGTTCGGGGCTTCGATCTCTCCGGCGACATCGTGTCGCTGTGGAACCCCATCAGCATCATCAAGGACCCGGACCCGGCTCCGTAGCATCATCCTGCTAGGATGGGCCACACCGCAAGGTGTGGCCCATTCGTGTATCTAAGGACTTAATATGTCAGACACCATCCCTCCGTACCCCGCGTACGAGGAACCGCCGGAGTACGACGCCGGGCTTGAGTTCAACTACGACAGGTGGGTTCCGGGTACCACCGTGACGCTCACCAACGTTCCTTGGGATTCCAACTATCGCGACGTGGTGGCGTTCAACTCACACGACCGTCTGAACGCGTACATCGACGCCAAGACCAACGCCAACACCGTCATCACCGAACTGTCGTGGGCCAAACCGGGCATGCCGCTCAAGCTCCCCATGACCATCAACGCCGTGAACAAGTTCAACTACATCCGGGTGTTGAACCCGGCACAGGCCGACTCCGGCATCAACGGCGACCCGATCCAGTATTACTACTACTTCGTGACCGGCGCGGAATGGGGATCCCCTAACTCCACCATCGTCACGGTCCAACTCGACATTTGGGCCACGTACCACCCCTACATTACCCTCGGCCGGTGCTTCATCGAACAAGGACACGTCGGCATCGCCAACGAACTCCAGTACAGCAACCATGGCCGCGACTACCTGAGCGTTCCCGAGGGCCTGGACGTTGGCGGTGACTACCAGATCATGGCTCGCCGCCACCGCAACGTCATGTACACGGCCGTGGAGGACAACCCCGACCGCCCCGAACTTGACGGGTACGCCGTCCTCATGGTGAGTACGGTCGATCTCACGGTGGACCCGGGAGGCATCAACGATCCTCAGATCAAGACGGCCCGAGGGGACCGCTTCCAGGGGCTCCCCTCTGGCGCGGAATACTACGTGTTCGCAGACGTGGCGGACTTCCTCAACTTCCAGAACCGTTGGACCGAAGTCCCATGGGTCACGCAGAGCATCGTGAGCATCACGGCCATCCCCAAGCCTGCCCGCTACGGGTACACGCTTGAGCAGGTGGACATGTCTCAGCACACCACGGAGATTCTCCGCACCACGAAGCTTTACAAGATGTCGGGCATGTTCGGCCAGGGCGCGCAGTGGAAGTTGTGGCCGAACTGGCGTCAGGAGTTCTTCGCCACGTACATCCCCTACAGGTACCGTCACCTGTGGAAGTTCATGATGGCACCCTACCTCATGCTGGAAATGACGACATTTTCCGGTACCCCTGTCATGCTTAAGCCCGAGTCGTGGAACGATGAGGACTTGACCATCAACGAGAAAGCATCGCTGGTCCCGCCAAACCAGCGCATCATGTTCATCCCGCAAGGGTACAACGCCCGTAACGGCGCTGCCCTTGAGGGGCCTCGCCGTAACGGTGTGCTTGACGTGCGAGACGACGGCGGCGAGTACCTGGACATGGCAACGCAAATCGCCAACTTCCCGACGTTCGCCATGGTGAACAACGCCGCATTGGGCGTACTCGCCTCGTCTGCCAACAGTCGAGCATACGAATACCGTATGGCAGATTGGTCACAGACGCGAGCGGCCGCCACCGCGGCCAACACCCTTACGCAGGGGCGTAACGCCGTCAAGGGTGTAGAGGCACAGGGCGACATCAGCCGTGGTGCCGATCTCCAACAGACCAACATCGGGCAGGACGCTCTTGTGGCTAGCACCATGGTCAACTCGGTCGGGTCACTCGGTGGCTCCATCACCGGGGGCCCCACGGCCATCGCCGGTAGTGCACTCAGCGTTACGGCCGGACTCGTCAACGCTGGCATCCAGTACAACGCGACCGCGCTCGCACAGGGCGTACGTAACCAAACGTCTTTGGATTCGCAGGATGTCGTGGTGAGCCAAATGAGGTTCAACAACGACTCTAACTGGTCACTGGCGCAGCGGGTACAGCAGGGCGACTACGCCGCTGCCATCGGTGGCATCAACGCCCGCGTACAGGACGCTTACCTTACCCCGCCGTCTACGAGCGGGCAGACGGGTGGGGAGGCGTTCAACATGATCCATGGTGCGTCTCGTGTGAGCGTGCGCTTTAAGTCGCTTCACCCCGCGGCCATGGCCATGGTGGGGGACATGTGGCTTCGCTACGGTTACAAGATCATGCGATTCGGTGTCATCACCAACACCATCGTCATGTCCAAGTTCACGTACTGGCGTGTGGCCGAAAGCTACGCACAGGGCAACGCCCCGGAGATCGTTAAGCAGATGTTCCGTGGTATCTTCGAGAAGGGCGTAACCGTGTGGGTTAACGCTGACGACATCGGTAACATCGACATTGCGGACAATGAGCCGCTGCCAGGAGTGAGGCTCTAATGGGACTACAGGGCGACGCGGTACGTCGTAACAACTACGACCGTCACGACATGAGAAGTCGTGGCACCATGCCGAACCAAGCCAACAACAAGTACTTCGATCTGTACAACATGTACTACAACACGCTTTCCGAGTTGTGCATGAACAGGTTTAAGTGGGAAGGACTCCCCGACACGGTAGACTTGAGGTTCCTTGAGCGAACCCTGTTCTACCAGGGGCTCGCCGTGTTCTACTTCGATGAGCGGTACGACCAGTTCCTCGCTCTCCGAGGAACCCCCGCGGGCATGTGGAACATGTACGACAACCCGACTCGGTATCAGGTGAACGGTAACTCGTTCGTGAGCCGGGTCATGCCAGCATCCAAGTGCGTCCCCATTTGGGCGAACTACACGCGGACCCCCGATCTCGACATCGTGCGCATCTACGCCACGAAGCTCGCGAACCTGGACATGACCATCGAACTCAACGCGCACAACGCGCGTCGCACTCGTGCTGTGGCCACGACTGATAACCAGCGCTTGTCGGCAGCGAACTTCATGCAGCAGGTAGACAGGGGTGATCCTGTCATCATGTTCCGCAAGGGCTCGTTCAACGCAGAGGACTTCACCACCGTCGATTGGGGAGTTAACCCCGATCAACTCATCAACATCCACATGTTCCGTACCCGACTCTGGTCGGAGTGCATGGGCCTCCTCGGCATCGACAACGCGAACCAGGACAAGAAGGAACGTCTGGTGGCGTCGGAGGTTTCCGCCAACGATGGCCAGACGGACAACATGCGTCGTGTGAGCCTGAACGCCCGTGAACAGGCGGCACGAGCCATTAACGCCAAGTGGCCCAACCTCCCACCCATCAAGGTCGGGTTCCATGTGGACGACACCCCGTCCGACGACGACCCTCGAGAGCAGACTCTCTCATCCACCACCGAGAGGAGCCTCCGCTAATGGCCACGTTCACCATCGAACTCTGGCAAGCCATCGACATCGCTCGCGACGGCATCGGACTGGACACGTACCCGTTGTTCCGTGAGGACTATCGGGCGGGTCTCAACACAAAGATCATCGAACACTTTTGGAACCGTGAGATCGGCATGGAGACCATCGACATGTTCCGGCTGGCCATGCGCCGGAAGATGAACGAGATCATGCCGATGTACAACCAACTGTACGAGTCCCAAGCACTCGTGCTGGACCCGTTCAGCACCATCAACATGAAGTCGGTGACGGTGGGAGAGTCCGAGCAAGTGAGCAAAGCCGTCGCCAAGGTGAGCGGTACGTCTACCAGCGACAGCACGAGTGAGTCGTCGGGTCGCACCGTTCAGCAGGACTTCCCCCAGACGGCCCTGTCCGGTCGTAAGGATTACGCGGCCGGTGCTGTGGACACGTCCCAGCGGACGGGGGCAAAGTCGGAGGCGTCGGAGGACTCGACCAACGACACCGACGCGACCAACGCCGGTAAGGACACGGGCACGAGTTCGACCACCGGCTATCAAGGGTCGGTGTCCTCTCTCCTTATGGAGTTCCGTGCTACCTTCATGAACATCGACCTTGCTATCATCGAGGACCTAGAGGAACTGTTCCTCTACGTGTTCGACAACGGCGATTCACACTACCAGAACCCCTACGGAGGCAACTACTAATGACCATGCTACCCCCGTCCATGGCAGGACCCGCCGTGGTCCCGCTCAAGACGTTCCCTTACATGGTGGGCCCGTACAGCAACATCGTGCCGTGGACCCACCGTGACGGCATCAGCTTCATCGCCAAGTTCGACGGCCTCGTCAACTGGGTTCTGGACGAACTGTCGCCCTACATCAACGCCGAGATCACCCGACTCATCGAGCAATACAACGCCGCCTCGCTCGAACTCAAGGCCGCCATGGACAAGTACAAGGAGGACATCGCCGCCGATCATGCCGAATTCGAGCGGGTCGTCCAGGCCGCCGAAGCTCTCATCCGTGAGGTGTCGGCCCATGTGGACGAAGCCGTGCTGGAGGCCAAAGCGTCGGCCGACGAGGCAGAGCGATGGAACGCAGCCACCGAAGCCCTCCAGGACGACGCGGTGTCGTCCCTCCTCGCGCGACCCGAGACCGCGGCGCACAAGACCGCCATGTCGGCTTTGTTCGCGGACAGTCCGTTCGGCACGGTGGTGCCCCTCGATCTCACGTA